AGGTCCATCAGACGAACCTCTGGATGCGGAGCGTGCACCCTTCGACCGGGTCAAGCACCGCCTGCCCGCTGCCGTCGAGGTAGTCGTCCTGGTTCAGGCCGCGCGTGTCGGCGCCGAGGTCGCTCCATTTGTGCTGCGGCATCGACACCGTGAGCACGCGCCCACCGCTGTCCTGCATCGCGAACCAAAGGTCGGTGGCCACGTTGCCGGTGTAGTTGCTCATCTCCGTCCAGTTGGACAGGTAGCTCGAGCTCGACGTCGTCACCTGCGTCGCACCCCACGAGAAGCCCGTCGCGCCCAGCGTGCCGACCTGCGTCTGCGCGCGGATGCTGTGCGTCATCGAGAAGCCGATCGACTTCGCCGAGTAGGCCGAGCCGCCGAGGTTGAACACCGGGACGCCAAGCGCGTCGAGGATCGGCATGGTCGTCGGGTTCGCCGTGCTGACCGCGTAGGTGCTCGTGTTGCGCTGCGAGCTGGCGCCCAGCAGGTCGAACGAGCACGTCGTGATGCCGCCGTCGGCGATGTTGATCGACATGCCGTTCACGACCACCTTCTCGAACAGCTCGAACAGCGACCCGTCGGTGCGCGCGACCTCGACGTCGAAGTAGTTCTGGCTCGTGCCGTTCTTCATCCGCGCGCCGCGCGTGACGGTGACGTTGCCGGCGCTGCCGGTGAAGTTGGCCGCGGCCTCGACGGTGAGCGTGAGCGCGAGAACCGCAGTGACCTTCCAGAGGCCGTTGTCGCCGGCCGGCGTGGCGCCCGTGGTTCGGACGATGTCGCCGACCTCGATGCCGTCCGAGATGAACGAGCCCGACGCGCGCGTGATGGTCTTGGCCGCGCCGGTCGTCGAGCAGCTGGCGACGGTGGCCACCGCCGTCTCGGTTGCCCGCATCGCGCCGCGCATCAGGAACCAGAGCGCTTCGTTGACCACCGGGAACGTCAACTCCGCCGGCAGGCCGCCGCTGACCGACTGCGTCAGGCGAACGAGGTCCTGGATGTTGGCGTCGGTGCGAAGCGTGTTGCTCTGCTGGTAGCCGACGCGGTTGCGAAGGCTCTGCGCCGTCACCGGGAACACGAGAAGATCGCGCGTCGCCGGGGTGGCGAAGCTGCTGCGCTGGACGATGCCAACGCGCACGGCATTCGATGCGGTCATGTCACTACCTCGTCGACTCGGAAGGGGATGCGGACGGTCCGCCGGCACCAGGCGCCGTCGACTTCGGCGGTGCCGATGATCGAGGGCGCTGGCGTGAAGGAGATGAGGGCGGGCGTCTCGGTGGACACGCCGCGGAAGGCGCTGATGACGGTCGCGGCCCGATCGAGAAGGGCCGCGTCGCCGAGGCGGGCCGGCGCGAACAGGTTGACCGTCGCGGATCCCGTGGACCGGTAGCGAGCGGTGCCGGTGGCGACCTGCGTCGTGCTGTCGACCGCGATCGAGAAGCGGCACCAGTTCTGCACGGTGTCGGCCGGCTGCGGGCCGTTGTCGTGCACGGTCACGAGTTCGAGCTCGTCGGTGACAAGCGACTTGAACCGGGCCCGGATCCACTCGAAGGCGGCGGGGCTCACGAGACCCTCGCATACTTGGCCGAGATGGCCGCGACGGCCTGCGCGACCATGCCGGCGGGCGCCTGCTTGCTCCAGCCGTTCTCCAGCGCGTCCATGTAGTCGAGCGGGTTGGTGATCCAGACCGCCGAAGGCTGCGTGATGCGGCCGACGACCGCGAAGCCGTCCGACAGCGCGCGCGCTCCCGTGGCGTCGACACCCTGCAGCGGCGATCGAGCCGGCGCACCGATCGCGATCTGCCAGTTGCGCCGCGCTTGGCCGCCGACGTAGCCCTTCGGCAGCGGCGGCAGGCCTTTCAGCGCGCGCTTCTGGTTGCCCTTCCAGCGGGTCGAGTTGCCGACCGGCGTCGCCTGCACGATCGCGGTGAATGTCTCGGCGACGATCTGCTTCTGCATCTGGACCGCGCGCGCCGGCACCTCCTCGGAGAGCCAGCGCTCGATCTCGAGCTTGAACTGGCGGGCGTCAGCCATTGCCCACCTCGCCGCAGTCGAGCCGGAAGGCGACCGTGCCGCCCTGCAGCTGCAGCGGGAACAGGTTCGCGACCTGCCACGTGCGGCCGCTGACGATCAGCCGGTCGCCCAGCTTCGGCGTCAGCGAGAGCCCGACGGCCGAGACGTAGAACGTGCCGGTGACGGTCTGCTCGGTCGACAGGTCGCGCCAGCGCTTCGACTCCTCGACCGGCCCCGCGATCGTGACCGCGACGTCGACCGGCGTGCCGGTGACGGTGCCGTCGGTCGCGTAGGTCGACGGCATGCTGCGCAGCGTGCCTCCGGCCGGCGGGCCGAACTCGGCCAGGATCTCTCGCGCGAAGGTCTGGAACTCCGACAGCAGGCTCATGCGATCGCCCACCCCCAAGCACCGCCGTCGGCGATGAGGCCGGCGCCGACGAGCATCTTGTCGAGGGCGGGGAACTGCGTGGTCGCCGACTTGGCGCTTTGGTAGGTCACGGTCTTCGTGAACCCGGCGCCCGACTTCGACTCGCTCTTGATGTCGGCCTCGCTCTGCGTGTCCGGGATCAGCGCGTTACCCTGGACGTGCAGCAGGGCCGCGCGGGCGACCCATTGCTGCAGCTTGGTCGGCACCGCGTCCTCGGCCAGCAGGTCGCCCGCCGGGCCGTAGGCGCCGGTGCGCGGCCAGTCCAGCGCCTGCTCGGACGTGAGACGCTTCCCGGTCCAGCGCACTCCGTAGCGCTCGTCGGCCGCGCGGGTCGCGATGCACAGCGCCTGCTGCTTCGCCGCGGTCGACAGGGCCGTCCACGCCGACGGGTTGCCGTAGCGCTCGTGGTAGTCGTCGGCGGTGGCGACCGTGCAGTAGCTGTTGCTTGACGTGAGACCGCTGCCGTCCTCCACGGTGAAGGCGGCGGTCTCGGACGGCGTCTCCGTTGCAGTCGCCGTCCCGCCCTCCCCGTCGATCAGTGCCGCGAGCGCATCGAACGCGTCGTAGCCGATCTGGTAGACCGCCTCGGCCGCGTAGTGCACGTTGTCGGTCCGCTGCAACTCGTAGTCGCTCGGTCCGGCGTTGCGCAGGACGCGCACGTTCGCGCGCGCGCCCTCGAGCGAGATCACCGCGTCGCGGTAGGCCGTTCGGATCGCCTCCGAGCCGAGAATCGAACCGCCCGAAACCAGCGTTGCCGGCGGCGGGCCCTGCAGCCAGACCAGCGGCAGCGGGTCGCCGGTCGCGCGCGTGGTGACGAGCGACCGGACGCTGTCGATGAACCCCGGCGCCTTCGCGGCGAACGCGTTGACGACTGCCGTGCTCCAGAGGTCGTTCTCGCCGAGCGAGATCAGCGCGCCGACCATGTCGACCTGCTTGCCGAGGTCGCGCAGGCACGCGAGCCGGAACTTCTCGAACTGCGCCTCGGTGGTCGCCCAACGCGGCGCTCCTTCCTCGAATGCTCCCTGAGGATTCCCGGCAAGGTTCGCGTCGACCGTCAATGGTGCGCCGGCCTCGGCATGCTTGAACAGCACCACCTGCCCGTATCGCTCCACCGCGCGCTTCAGCAGCGTCGACTCAGGGCCGAACGCCGAGAACACGCTGCCGAACGTCGATGCGTTCGCGGTGATGTCGTAGGGCTCGACCTGTTCGGTGGTGTTGTTCCAGACGTAAACGCCGGGCCGGAACGTGCCGCCGGTCGGGCCGACGATGCTCGCCTGGTTGCTCAGGACCGCGTAGAGCGGGTCCATGCCGGCGGTGACCAGCTGGCTGTCGCCGAACATCGCGAAGCCGGCGATCGCGTTCCCGAGCGTGCTGGTGGGCGCCTCGGTGTAGTAGGCCTGGATCGCGTTGAAGAGCCCGACGCCGGCCTGGAGGTAGGTCTCGGTGTCGTAGTAGATCGGGTCCGTCGGCTCGGCCGCAGGGGCGAAGATCGTCGTCGGGGCGAACTTGCCCCAGTTCATGTCGTAGAGGACGACGCCCGTGTTCGACTGCTGCAGCGTCCGGTTGACGCCGCGCACGAAGTTCGACAGGCCGGGCGCCGCGGTCTTCAGCAGCTCGCGGTGCTGATTGACGAGCACGATCAGCGCGTCGGCGTCGATGTCGCTGCGCACGCCGGCGATGAACTCCTGAGCCTGCGTCTGGTAGTTGAGGTTGACGCCGAGCAGGTCGTTCGTGCTCAGGTCGACGATGACGGCGCGGATGTCGAGCGTGTCCGGGGCGA